CTGTTGATTAATTCATTAATCTCATTATATTGTGCGACTAAATTATCCAATTCTTCAAACTGTGTTTCTAGTTGTTCTGTAGCGGTTTCAATTTCAGAAACTTTGCTTTGTTTTGTCTCTTGAATTTCTTTCTTAAAATCATGAGGAATACCCTGTTTGCATGTAGGGCAATCATCATGACTCTCATAGAAGTCTATTTCTTTTCGGATTTTTCTGAGTTGGGTTGTAAATTTGTCTCTGTATCCTGAGAGTTTTCTTCTTCGCTCTCCCGGGTCGCCCAGATTCTCCTTCTGCTGTTTGTAAGCATCAACCTTTTCCTCTGAAGTTGAAATCGCCGCCTCGAATTCACTGATCTTCTCCTTAATCTCAGTTATCTTATTTGCTTTATTTTCTTCAAGCGTATCTATATATTCTTTTTGAATGGTCGCTTTCTGTTTTGCTACTTCAACATCGGTTTCAATGTCACGAATTGTTTCCCGTAGAACATTTTGTTTTTGTTTGAGTACAGAATTCATCACAGTGAAAATTTGAATGTCAAGAATATCCTCAATGATGTCTCTTCGTTGCCCTAAAGGTAATTGCATAAAGGGGGTGAATGAGGCTGATCCAAGTATCACAATCTGTGTAAATGATTTGTAATTCAATTTTAAAATACTTTCTTCCAAGTATTTTTGTGAGTCTCTTACTGCGGCATCTTGGTCAACTAAATTACCATCACAAAAAATCTCAAATATATTTGGCTTAGCACCTCTTTTAATTTGATACTCATGTGTGCCAATTCTAAAATCAATCTCTACCAACAGTCCTTTATTATTGATAGTGTTTATCAATTGAGGCTTTGTTATGTTTCTAAAAGGCTTGTTAAACAACACATAACACAATGCATCCAACATAGTTGATTTACCACTACCGTTATCGCCTACTATAAGTGTAGAGACATTGCGAGTAAAATCAATCTCAGTGAATGAATTGCCGGTGGATAGAAAATTTTGCCATCTCAACTTTTCAAAATAAATCATTCTATATTCTGCGCCTCGACATAGAGAGTCCTAAGTTGCGTCTTCAGTCTTTCACGATCAAGTTCAGTATTAATGTTGTCAACATATTCTCCTAAAAGAGTCATCGTATCTTCTAGGTTAATAGACTCATCACCAACAGCGTCATCTTCAAATTCAGAAAAATCTTCAATGATTTTAAGTTCCACAAGATTACAACTATACAGCTTATCAACAAAGATGTCAAACTTTGAAAAGTCCGTTTTCTTTACAACAACCAGTTTAACACAACTGCGTTCCAATAAATCATAATTAATATTTTCAATATATTTCATAGAGAGTTCATCACTGTCGTCCCAATGAAATTTATGAAACATGTTATATGGATTCTTTATGAAATCAAAGTCTAGTGTCTCCGTATCGAGGACATGAAATCCTCTAGGGTCGTCCCAGTCAGACCAAGTAATTTCGTAAGGATTGCCGAGATAGAATATGTTACCAGAACGATCACGATGATGAAAATGCCCGCTACAAACCAAATCGAAATGATCGAATATGCTAGGATCCATTCCATGCTCATTTTTAACGCCCTTGTACATCTGGAACCCAGCGAGTTCAAAGTGTCCAAAACAGACTTTAGCATCGCTATCCTCCATAGCTTTTCTGGAATCATGATAGTTATCTGCACATATCCAAGGCATCAATAAAATTTTCTGTGTGTCGAAAACTACTTCGCTCGGGTCTTGATACAGATATATATTGTCATACTCTCTAAGCAAAAGATTTGGAGAGTTGACATCGTTAGTATTTTTAAAATAGGTATCATGATTCCCAGGAATCAAATGAATGTCTATACCTCTTTTTGCAGCCTCATCAAAAAAGTACTGCTTGCAACTTCTCAGGGTATTGAAGTTGATATATTTTCTTCGGTCAAAAATATCACCAAGATGAATGATGGTTTTTATACCGCGCTCTTCTAATGTAGGAAAGAAAGAGTTAGAATAAAATTTCTCAAAGAAATTATCGAACGGTATTGAATCGGACCTAGCACCGAAGTGCGTATCTGTGATTAAGGCAACTTTCATGATGCCTCATAGATCCCTGAGTTAGCTCCATGCTCACTGCACTCACAAGACACACACCAACATCGACCGTCAGTCAAGTCCTTAACTAAAGCGTCTGCATAGTCAAATGCATGTTCTGCAAATTTCTCGCACCCGACTCCAGCTAACACTACAGCTTTTGCTAGTCCTTGTTCTTGTAGTTGTAGAAGGTCTATGATTTTGGGGTCTTTATTGTCCACGACAAGTGTATGGTCAAACATTTCCTCAAGCCAGGTTTTGAGTTTTTTCAGCCCGCCGAAATCAACCACCCAGTTTTTATCATCTAACTCACTGCAACCAAACTTAAAACTAAATGCAAGTGAATAGCCATGTAGCAAACTACAATGACTATGTGTTGCGTTTGGCTGCCGAAAAACACATGACAGTCCTCGATCATGCCCATAAGTTTTTGTAGAATAATGCGTCATAATATTAACCTTTCAATGTCTCAATCATATTGCTTGCAGTAAAATATTCTCTGCGTAGAAATTCACGATTTCCTTGTATATTATTTATCATGTCATAAGTGTCGTAATTAGACATCATGTGCTGAATAAGACCGACAAGCAAATCTTTATTTTTTTCGTATGCTTTAAAACTGCTAGTCCATTCAGGAGAATACTTGAAGCAATCATAGTACATCTCCTTGTAAGATAGCGTGTCGGGCACCAGAGGCATTCCTAGACTGCATAAAATCTCATAACAGCCGATACCCAGAGTCTCTTGTAAGTTAGCAGAAAACACCATCTTAGCTTTACCGAGAAGTTTATGATACTCGTCCTTTGTGAGATTTTCTTCCTGACACATAATTAACTGATACTCAGGAAGTTGTTTCTGCAAATCTCTGAAAATCTCAGGCTGTTTCTCAGGAGCAATTCTATGAGGAAACAAAATGATATCTTCCTTTTCAGGAGTAATGTAGTGAGCATAGTAAGACATGGGCCAGCCTGTTCTAGTAATCTTACCACTAGGCATATAATTCATGCGACCATCTCTAGGGTCTTTGTCAAGCAAGTTTTCTAAGAACATGTCAATGTGAAAACCAGAAGCAAAATAGTTATAGTCAATCGCTTCAAAGTATGCCTTCTCAGTATGCCGCACCCATCGGGCATCGCCGATTAATCTACCCAAGAAGTCTTGAGGATCGTAACTGCCAGCATGCCATAGTGCATGAATTTCTGCCTTAACACCTAGCAGTTCAATCATGTATTTGAGATTGATGATGCCTGGATGCCACGCATCTGCAAACAAAAACTTATCACCATCCTTAACAAGATTTTTTGTAAACAGTTCTGCAATCTTTTGTACTTGCACTGACTTATATACATTCGTACCCGAGAAGTTTAGAAATGCTCCTGGGGTAGCACACTCAGCAATATCATCAGGACCATCAATAACCGTGACATCAAGTCCTTGCTTTTTCAGGTACGCAGGAAACTCAGTTTTCCACTGAGCAGTGTATCTCGTTTCAACATATTCTAAATCAATCAGATATATCATATTCTACAATACCACCATTCTCATTATCTTCATATACTTCAACTTTGCAATACCTATTAGGGTAATTGACAATGACATAATCTAGTAAATCCTCTGCAAGCATTTCACATGATTTATTATTCGCTTGCATAGTTCCGTCTTTAAAGAGATTTTCAAGTTCTCGTTTGAATAAAATAAATTCTACATCTCGGTCGTCATGGAAAACACCCAGCGTCACATAAAAGTGAAACATGTGCCTGTGCGGATTGCGAAGAAACTCAACACCCTCTGGTGCTTTGGGGTAGCAGTGAATTCCTTCTTTCTGGAAGGAAACTTTAATATATGTTTTTTTCATGAAAACAAATCCTCTAACGAAGGGGGAGCGGACTGCCTAACTGCCATTGATTTCAGACTGCCACCTAAATATTGGTCAGCCTCCCATCTGCGGAAGTCTTCTACATTTTTTATATTATATAGGTTTCTGAATTGATGTTCAAGTCTATGTTTGCCCGAATACTTTAAAAGAGCTTCTTTGCTATTCATCAAAGTTTCAAGTGTTTCCATGAAGTTTCGTGTACTCATCAGCACTACCATAGTACGGATGCGCATCCACATATACATTGTGCCCCCCATCTTCTCATACGCACTGAAGCCATTGTTTAGCACATTGTAAAAATCTTCTATCGTAGTTTCAGTAGGCATGACACTTTCAATGTCATTGTATATCAGTTCGTAGTTGGAGCTCCACTGCCTTCCTATAGACATTGTCCTGCCATTGATGAAGTACAGCCCGTTCTCTGCGGCTCTTGCATGTGATGTGCTATCATATGATATTTCAATGTGGTCATACAAACCATTCTGACAAAAGATTAGATAAGGGAGCATTCTTCTAATACTTCCAACACCCAATACATGTAGGTGTAATTTGCCTTTGTCATTTCTAAAAGGAATCTGACTAGCAATAAAGGCTCGCTTGACATCTTCTAAAGCACCTGTTCCTAGTGCAGCCGCACCCATTGCAATTCCACCGACTCGGTGCTTTTCGTTGTCTGGTATTTCAGCAAACAATCTTTCTGCCCAAGTCATGTATGTGTCATAACAGTTTCCCTGCAAAATAGCAAATGCTTTACACTCACTATTATGTTTTGCAAAAGTTTTTACCTGCGTTGCAATGTTTCTACCTGTTTTAGATGCCAGTGCTTGATAGTTTTCAAAATCAAAGTATCGACCCTTTACATCATTTCTGTCTGATTTACCTGAAGGAAGTATTACTGGTATTTCATCAAAGCACATACCTACACTTGCATACTTAGCCTGATTTTCATACACCTGTTGTTTGAGTTCTTCAGTTATAGACATGCCTTGTGTAACAATCTGCAACCCACCTGAGTCTGCATGAATATGTTTGATGTGGTCTTTGTATACTTTAAATTTATCACCAAAGCCTTCTTCTTGAAATGAATTGTAAAGAATAGAATACGAATGGCTTTTATGTCCATTGACAAACTTATTGATTAATTCGTTTATCATGGGATAGACATCAGGATTCCCGGCTGCACCGGGATTCGCAAGTCGCATAAAACTTGTGCCTGATACTACATATTCCAATTCACGCATACATGAATTCCGGAGTAGGTCGGTTAGTCCACTTTGAAAAGTGTGCCTTATACTTTCTGTAGTAATTGCGATATGCCTCTACTGTATCAGGACCCTTGACATCATCGGGCATTGCTTGAGGCATGAAAGTCAAAGGACCATCAGGAATGTTTGATGGAGGAGTCCTAAGAATTTCACCTAGCTTCGTCCACGAACCGTGTTCCTTGCCGTAACGATGCGTGTATTCCTTACAGCACTCTTCCCAAAGTCCGTAGAGCCATAAGTAATTTGATACAGTCTCCCTTGCCCAAATGCCAGAAGGATGATTAATGTGAGAAGCCTTATATAAGACCGATTCAAGCGCATCGTCTGGATGTAAGAATCGTTTGATCTTTCGACCGTTAGATGTTTTGCCGTAATACTCTTCACCATCTAATACACGGTGTGCAGTTGACATAAGTTGCGGATACTCAATGTCCATTTTAACAATATGTTTGTCATTGTGTAGCTTTGCCGCAACAGTGTAGTTTTCATCTAGTTTAAATATGTTCATTCCTAATCCCCAATACCTTTTTCACTTCATGCATTTGCTCTAACTTACCGTAGTTGTAAGCATCAATAATAAGACTATACACTTCTTCAGGAGAAAAGTCAAGAACATTATGTTGTTCTCGGTCTCCACGAAAGTTTTTGGTATGGAGTACAAGGGTGTCACCTTTGTCATTCAGTCGAATGTCGGTGATGTCACGAATCATTTTAAGTCTGGTCATACTAGCTCCTCAAAATTTTCAATAATGTACGAGTTTGGCTCATTGCATCGTCAAGTGCATTATGATGAGTGTCAGCCTCTGCCTTTCGTATCTTAGCATTACTGACACCAACTAGATTCAACACTGTCCTGTAACACTGCACTTTCCACGGCGTCCATGGGATAGTCTTATCAGTATTCCAATATGCTGATTCTAATATCGATATGTCAAACGCGGCACCGTTGCCCCAGATGACAGTATTCTTTCGGTCAGTCCCATACCATTCAGCAAACATATCCAATGCATCACCAATTGGTTTAGGATCAACAGTCAATGCTTTCCTAGCATCCGGTGACTGCCTTGACCACCACTCAACCGTTTCTTTGGATACATGCAACCCAACATCTTTACATGATTGACCATCAACATTAACATAGAATGTATCAAGTACCCCATCTTCGACATTAAAAGCCACTGCACCGATAGAAAGAATTGCCGCATAAGGTCTGACACTGAGAGTTTCAATGTCTACCATTACATGTTTAACCACCTAATGTCTCCTGAATTTGTATGTTGTGCATGAATTCATTCTTCAATGCAGGATCAGTTTTCAATGC